AAGAAGAATCTACCGTACCCCAATATTCCAATACTTCAAATCTTTCATGGGCACCCCTTGATAAATATTCGTCATCTCTTATGATACTTTCAAAATATTTATCTACATAATTACCACCACCTGTTAATATTTCTCTAATAGCATCGGCATTAAACATAGGCATATTCATAAGATTTTTAAGTTGTGATCTATTCATCTTGTGTCTTTGTATTACATAATCACAGTCTTCCATGTTAGTAGCCACAGGGTCTGGGTATAAATCCCAACAAGATACAGATTCTATTTTAGGTATGTCTTTACCGTAAGGTGTATATATTTTACCTTGTCCTTCTACATTTTCCCATTTATGCACAGTTTTTGTATGTGTAAAAGGGCCTTTTACAATTCCTGTACCCATAAGCACAGATTCAAATATAGAATTACGTAACATAGTTACAGCGTTGGTGTTGGTAAGTTGATCGTGTATTACCTTTTCCATACGCAATGCAGCTTCCTGTGCAGGAGATATTTGTGGCTCTCCAACTCTAGCCTTACCTTCTACCACCGGTGCATTTTCATATTTAGGAGCCAGTCCTCCCAAATAATCTAAACTACCTTGATTTGCTTCTAAACCACCCGGAGCTAACTCCCTACCATCTCCTTTAAATCCATAAGGATCAGCTGGAGAAACTTCATCTAACTGAGTTTGTAAATGAGCAAACTCTGCTATACCTTCAGGTATAGGGGTAGACTCTACTGTCAATGGAAATTTTTTATTTGCAAACAATATGTCTACAATCTGTCCGTAAGCAGCTAACACTTTTGTTTTGGTTATTTTTACAAATACTTTAGATTTTTCAGTATTTGTATACTGAGTGCTAGAGTCATAGATTCCTCTAAAATTTTTATAAGCCTTCAACCATCTTTCTTCGTGAACTAGCCTACCATTTTCCGATTCTCTTTGTTTTTCTTTTATGTACCCAACAAGGCCGGGAGCATTTTCATCTCCCATACCCTCTGTTGCGTCTACTGGATCACTCATCTATTAACCTTCTGAGCCTTGGTAGCCCTGTTTCTGTGTCTGTCCCATTATGTAACCTGCTTGACCCATATGTGTGTTTCCAGCGGGTTTTGGTGCAGCCACATTATAGGAATTTAAGTCTGTAGAGCCTAGTAGCATCTGGTCTAAACCTTCTCTATATAGAGAACCTTCGCTAGCCTCATTCATTACACCCTGTTTGGACATTTGTCCCATGATGTAACCTTTATCGTAAGTTCCTTTTGGCATGTTTACCTCCTTTTTGGTTGTTAAAAATTAAAATCCTAGTTCTCCTAGTTGCTTATCCACATTACTTGTAGGGTTTCTATCACCTACAGTCCTGTCTTCTTCCGGTAACAGTTCGTCTTTTTGAAATTTAGCTTCATTGTCAATTGCTTTAAAAGCAGCTTTTCTTCTCTGTTCTGCTTTGTATTCTGGAGTTTGTTTAAATCTTTCTAAATTTTCTTCTGTAGCAGTCAGTGCTAAATCCACTTTACCTTCTGTTGTGCTTGATGGTAAAAGAAGTTTACCTGCACCTTTTGCAATCTTACCAGCTTTTTTTATAGGTTTAATAAATCTTCCTCCTAAACCCTCAACAACAGCAGCACCTGCGGCACCTGCTATTTTACCTAAGTTACTTTGTTTATCAGGCATTAAGTCCATAACTTGCTGACTTGTGTCTGTAACAAATGTTCTTACATCATCTACTTCAGACATAAATTTTTGAAAGTAATCATTGTCTGGATCAAACAAACCTTTTATAAAATCTTTTGCAGCCTTTTCTCTATCTCCGGTAAAATCAATTTTTTTATTATCAACAATATTTTTTCCATAACGATCAAGTTTTTTATTTGTAAAATTTTGTAACTCTTTAATTTCTTTGTTTCTTTTTTTATCAGAAGCAGATTCAAACATTGTGTTAAGCATATCATCTGCTTTACTTCTAGCGTTTTCTTCAGACAAACCGGAATCCATTGCTGTCTGCACTAACTTATTATACTTATCCATATAAGTTTGTGCCAAAGAAAGTCTATTAATTTTTGCTTTACCCTTACCAGTTTCTTTTATATCTTTTGAAACTTGTTTAAAATCAACACCCGTTGCATC